CCTACTCCGCCTAGCAGAGCAGAACGTGACAGGTTCCGAGGCATCTACAGCGTTAAATAGGGCAATGGCAGACTTATATACTCCGACTGATAATGCATCAAAAGCTTTAGACCAGTTAGGGTTATCTGCCTATAAATCAAACGGCGAAGCAAAAGATTTTAACGACCTCGTAGACGAGCTTAATGGCTCTTTACAGGGTATGACAGCGGAACAAAAAAACAATGCTCTTGCTACAATTTTTACAACACAAGGTTTACAGGCATTTAACAAAATGACCGCATCAAGTGATGCGACCGTGCAAAAATTTTGGAAAGGAATACAGGATTCTTCCGGCTCCGCGGCACAGCAGGCGGCTACACAGCTAGACAATCTAAAAGGTGACATAACCTTACTATCTAGTGCTACAGAGGGCTTAGAACTGGGTTTTTACAATACTTTTTCAGGCGCTATCCGTGGTGCCATCAAAGGTATAACAAGCGAGGTTAGTGGATTAGCTGAGGCGATGGAATCCGGCGGCATAAGCGGCGCTTTTTCCAAACTGGCGCAAGATGCGATTAATTTTAGTGGTCAGTTGCCGGGGCTGACAAAAATCGGCGGCGACCTCATAAACGGTTTAATTTCGAGTGTTACTCAAAATTCTGGCAGTATTACAACTGCTGTCGGCCAACTGTTAAATAATCTCGCCTCTACGATTTCCGTAGGACTAAATGTATTTACTTCGGTCGGAGTTAATTTGCTGACGACTATTGCCAGCGGCATGACTCAGGGCATCCCAACCTTTTTAGGACAGGCGTTGCTGATGTTGACGCAATTTACGGAATCACTGAGAAGCAATGCAGGAAAACTAATAAATGCAGGTTTGGCTCTTATCCAAAATATCGCGCAAGGGTTGATTAACTCTATCCCTGTATTGATTGCATATGTACCTACGATCATAACAAATTTAGCCGGTATCATTAACGATAACGCGCCAAAAATCCTTGCGACAGGAGTAACGATCATAACAAATTTAGCGATTGGCCTAGTTCGTGCGATTCCGTTGTTAATTGCTAATTTGCCTAAAATTATCACAGCCATTGTAAGTATATTTACAGCGTTCAACTGGTTTTCGCTTGGTAAAAACATTGTTACTGGCATAATAAAAGGGGTCAAAAATCTCCCATCGCTCTTAAAGACTGCTGCTAAAAATGCCGTAAACGGATTCAAAGGGGCGTTTAAGGGCAACGGCATTTTATCCGCTGTTAAAGGGGCGTTTACTAAGATACCGTCAGCTGTAAAGAGCATCTTTACTAAGGCAGTATCCCTTGTAAAAAGCTTCCCTGGACGGTTTAAGAATGCCTTAAAGTTTAGCTGGTCTCTTCCGCACCTAAACCTACCGCACCTGAGTGTTTCCGGCGGAAAAGCTCCGTTCGGTATTGGCGGAAAGGGCTCACTACCATCATTCCACATTAGCTGGTATAAAAAGGCTATGGAAAGCCCGTATGTATTTTCTGACGCCACATTGTTTGGAGCAGGAGAAGCAGGAGACGAGATGCTGTACGGTCGTAGTAGGTTAATGAGCGATATCAAAGAGGCAACACAGGGAACGAAAAATGATGTAACTATTAATGTAACTGTAAACGGTGCAGATAACCCAGAAGAATGGGGAAGAAGGATGGCAAGTGAGCTTAGAAGGCAGGTGAAAATGGCATAATGGCAAAGAAAAATAAAAAATCTGCTGCTCCCAGTGGTCTGTCTATATCGAGAGACAATCTGAAATTTACAATATCTTGGAAAATACCGGCGAAAAAATATGAGGATGGACAGTGGCTGTGGTATCGTCTACATACAAAAAACGCCGGTGCATCCAAATGGGATTGGACAAAGTGGAAGAAAATAGATGTGGGAAAATCAGCAACCAAAAAAACAGTAGCACTTGATGCAAAAAATTATTATCCTGTCTCATCAAAATTATTAAATGCGATAGAGTTTAAGGTAAAGGGCAAAACAAAAAGTGATAAAAAGCATACCTATACAGCCGCACATTCCACAAAGACATTTACCATTTATGCACCAAATGCCCCTTCCGTTTCTTATTCTCTTGATGATACTGGCGCAAATAAAGGTGCCTTTACTTGGAGCACATCATACGAGGCGAATGATGCGAGACATTTCGCAAAAACACAGGTACAGACTGCATTAATGGCAAACTATAAGGGCGCCATTGCGAACGCTCGCTTTGCCAATTCGGCTTATACAGGGGCTTCTGGTACATGGGAAATAACAGAGGATGGTTCCCCAACACAGAGTATGACATTCTGCCGCATTGTAAGGGTAAAGTCGAGAGGATGTGCCGGAGATTCCGGTTGGGGTTATGCGTACCATTATTACAGCATCCCGGAACGTCCAAACATACAGAACACAGGGAGCAAAGAGATAGGTTCCTCTAGCCGGTATGTATGGGCAAACTGGGTGCAGGCATCGCCACAAGACCGCCCTGTGGATTCCATGGAGCTACAATATGCCATAGACACGCCGGAAAGCGGAGAGAGGTATACCGGCACCTCATGGAGCACAGGAGTAACCGTTGCATACCATGACTACACGGTATCGGCAGATTTTAATACAGACGACGGCATAGCGGAAGACCAGATTATGTGGACAAGGGTGCAAAGTACGCACGATAAAAAATATGCGTATTCTGAGCCACGAGTAGCGGCACGAGGAGCCCTAAAATCCCCGTCATTTGATACGGTATCAGCGACAGGAACAACACTGACAATTAACAGCATTGAGCGCAACACGGAAGTGCCTGACGCTAAAACAGCCGTCTGGATGAAAATAGACAATGAAGAAAAAGGTATTATTGCAATCACCGACAAAGAGGGGACGATCACGGTTACGTGTCCGGACGTTTCCGGCGGCGCTGAATACCAGATTGCCCTCAAGAATTTTACCGGAACTTCTACGCCTCAGAATGGAGCGCCTGGCATTACCTACAAACTTAGCCCCCTCATGCAGTCAGGGTGGATTTACTCAGAGACAAGAAAAATTGCGGTTCCGCCGAAAAATATAACTGCAATAGCGGTAGCATCTGATACCGTAGAATTAACATGGGACTGGTCGTGGAAAAATGCGGATGCGGCTACTATATCATGGGCAGACCATGAGGACGCATGGATTAGTACGGATGCCCCAACCAGTTATGACGTGGAGGACAGGGAAACAACGTGGCATATCGGGTCCCTGGAATCGGCAAAAACATATTATTTCCGCGTAAGATTGCGGGATACGTCCGGGGATGAGGAAGTGTTATCTCCTTGGTCTGATACGGTTTCCGTATCGCTGAGCGAGACCCCAACGACTCCTACGCTTGCAACGACAGAAAATTATCTTGCCATGGACGACACAGTTATTTGCAGTGTCGGTTACACCGGAAACAGCAAAGCGAGCATAAAAATAGCAGAAGCGGTTAACGATGAGCCGGTTAAAGGCAAAGATGGAAACGTCGTTGTTTTAATGATGTCTTCCGGCATGGAGACATTATCGGAAACTATTGAAAACATTAATAAAATCTATACTGCAAGTGGTCTTTTGAGCAATCTGTGGAATGTAGGAGAAATCCATTATTTAAAAGCAATGGTTACAGCACAGGGAGGTAAAGAGGGGGCATGGTCAGATTCTGTGGCTGTCGAAATTGTTGCAAAACCTGCAATAGACAGCGTTTCAACAAATCTTGTTTCGGAAGCAACTACATATAATTCTGGCGATGTTACCACAGAAGCAAGTGACCAGACAGTACCAGAATCATCGGAAGGCACAACAAACTACTTAGAGCAGCTACCACTAACAATAGCCCCTTCCTTCGGGGATTCTGCTGGCACAGCAAAAGTAATGGTTGTCAGAGACGAGGATTATTATATTCTGCGCCCGGACGGATTAAAGGAACAGCATTTTGCCGGCGAAATTATTGCCAGTTTTACCGGTAGTGAAACAGATAACTACAGTATTGCCTTGGGCGACCTGATCGGGCAGATGGATGACGGTGCAAGGTACAGTATACAGATTGCATTTACAGATATTTATGACCATGTGGCAGAAAAAAAGATACCGTTTGTTGTGCGGTGGAAACATCAGCCGGAAGTGCCAACGGCCACTGTAAATACGATTGCAGACAATAAAACAGCAAGTATTGTTGTTACTAAACCAACTACATATGCTGATGGGGATACGTTTGATTTGTACCGGATGAGCGTAGACAGAGCAGAATTGATTCTGGAGAACGGAATCTATGGCCAGAAATATGTTGACCCATACCCTGCGCTAAACGAATACGGAGGCATATTGGTTGTAAATAAAACCGCCAACGGCGACTATATAACAGTAGATAGCTCGTTTGCATGGTTATACAACGAATTTTCGATAGCCCACGAAAAGGCAATCATTGATTTTGACAGTGAATCTATCGAAATCCAGTATAACCTTGATTTAGATAACTCATGGGATAAAGATTTTGAGAGGACAGTATACCTTGGTGGCTCTGTGCAAGGCGACTGGAACCCTGCAGTCACTCGTGATTTAAAAATTGATGCGGTAAGTATCTCACTAACAGAACCAACGATGATTGAGCAAATGAGACGCCTCGCAACGTATCCCGGAATATGTCACGTTAGGACGCCGGACGGTTCGTCTTTTTCCTGCGATATACAGGTATCAGAGAAAAAAGACCACGATAATAAAATGAGGGCAGATTTCTCACTAACGATTAAAAAAGTGGATTCGGAAGAACTGGACGCTGTGACGGAAGAACAGTGGAGCGCAGAGCATCCTAACGAGGTGATGTGATGGATTGGAGCAAAGGATTTTCAGCAAGATATATTTTGACCGTGGTTGACCCCAAGACGTGGACAGATCAGCAAGAATTTGAATTTACTGAGGGCAGTATTGACCGAGACAGCACGTCAGATTTAAGAGAATCTGCCTCTATTACAATAACAGAAAAGATAACAGATAGTGAGTGTTGGGTCCGCATTTACCTGCAGGCTAGACAGGGAGGGTCAGGAGCAAAAGTAGCACTGTTTACTGGCCTGACCGCCTTCCCAGAAAGAAAACTTGATGGTGTGAGAGAGGCTTACAACATCGACTGCTACTCAGTTCTCAAGCCGGCAGATGATGTGATTCTGCCGCGTGGATATTATGCACCAGCCGGTAGCGGAGCAAAACAGATTAAAAATCTACTTAATGATTGTATCCCTGCCCCCGTGTATGTCGAAGGAACATCGCCGATAACTACAGACAATATCGTTGCGGAAGATGGGGAAACAAGGCTCACAATGGCATTACACATATTAGATGCCATTGGCTGGCGGATGCGAATACTTGGCGACGGAAGTATTGTTATCTGCGCAAATGATAATAATAGCAGTCTTACAGTGGGAATTAACGCAAACGACATAATAGAGCGTGATGTAACGGACACATTTAACTGGTATGACACACCTAACTGTTTTATGGCAATACATGACGATTACGGCGCAGCCATCGCAAGGGACGACAGTCCGGATAGTTATTTATCGACCGTCAGCCGCGGAAGAGAGGTGTGGAAATCGGAAACAGGCGTTGAATTATCCTCTGGGGAAAACATAGCGGCATACGCTGTGAGAAAACTAAAAGAATTGCAGAATCCTGCCAGAACAATGCAGTACAGCCGGCGATTTTTTGAGGACGTTCTTCTGGGCGATGTGGTCTTTTTAAACTATCCACGGCATAACCTTACCGGAAAATTTAGAATAACATCACAATCGCTATCCTTGGAACATGGTTGCCGCACGAAGGAAGAGGTGGAAAGCATTGAATGAATTTGTAAAAGAGATTGCCTCGACGATGAAGCAAAGCAAAACAAAAGCATATGATACAGTTGCAAAAGTCCTTCGGGTTGACGAAAAAACAGCATATGTCCACATTGACGGCGGAGCAGATGAAACCCCTGCGCAGATGACTATTAACTGCAAATCTGGGGATACGGTAAAAATACGTGTCTCCGGTGGAAAAGCATGGCTTACTGGAAATCTTACATCTCCACCAACAGATGATACAGCCGCAGAAAAAGTAAAACAATCGCATGAAAGATTTAAAAAAAGAACCGTTAAAAATTTTTGGTTACAGAACAAAAAAATTATTAATGCAGCTAAAACTGCAACAAATTTTATTGATTATATAGATGGTGTTGGACTGATAGTTGGCGACATGAGAGGGAACGCCCTTAAACAAAATACTTTACTTGATGCATATGGTATGGCTGTACGAAACGGTAATAGTGAGATTGTAAGGTTTGGTACAGCACCTATCGTGATTACCAACACGGACGGCGATAAAACTTATGAGGGCTCCGGCTCCGTGATGCAATCCAACCGCAACATTGTTGTTTCCACCCAGCAGACAAACCCAGACGACATCCATGGCGGCGGCAAGGCGGCTCTGGAATTGTATTACGATAAAACCAAGGACACCACAGGGCTTTCGTTGACCGTCAAGGACGGCTCAACATACAGTGACTTGTACGAGTCTATGGGAACCGGGATGTATGTCGATAACCACCGCATCCAATTTGTATCTAATGACGTAGAGTGCATCTTAGGTAAAAATAACATCCTGTGGGATGCTAACACTATAGGATATTGGATGCTTGCAGAGCATAAATTTACACTAAATGAGCCAATATCAATGCAACCGACCGGTGCAGTATTTGTCTGGAGTCACTATAGTAATGGAGCTTGTGATAATTGGTGGTGGACGTCGTTTTTCGTGCCTAAACAGCATGTTGCCTGGCGGCCGGGCGATGGTATGTTAATGAGCAATCCATATTACGGATTAAATAAATACTTATATATCGGTGATACATTTATACAGGGCACTGACAATAATAAATCTAATAACGCGCAAAACGGAATACCCGTTAACAATCAAGGCTTTGTACTAAGATATGTGTTAGGAGTGTAATTATGGAAGAATATTATATTGGATACGTATTTGACGGTTTGTACCCTCCAAAAGCTGCACAGTGGTGTAATGAAAACGGTACGTGTCATATCGAGGCAAATAAGGAAGGAAAGTATGAAATCGTTGAGAATGTTGACCGAGAAGAACCGGAACACCTATTTAACGATAACACGCCGTCCATACCAGAACTAAACAAAAAAATAGAAGAGCTTACAAAACAAAATGAGATGCTCGCAGATCGCTTGCTAAAGCTGTCTGATACGATTCATGCATAAGGAGGTGGAAGTATGATAGCTAGTGGAACAATAATTATTGACGGGCAGACATACCGCAAAGGAGATGTTATACACGATTTAGGCGGATGGGATTGTATAGATACGGACGGAAGTAAGCGATATTACTGGGGAAAGTCTTCTGAGGTAGATAAATTGCCCCATTATGTTGCAAGTGGTTCGACGGCGTTATGTGTAGACACAGGGGAATTATATGGCTTTTATGCCCCTGATAGCAAGTGGTTTTTACTTTAGGGAGGCATAGGACATGAGAAAAAGTGGTTTAACTGGAGATGAGGCGTATGCACTCTCAAAACGTAGGGGAACAACAGGAGATCTTGGTCCGCTAAAGAAAGAAATTGGTTTGCTAAAGGAAGATTTATCCAACAAAATTACAAAGTTCTATGCATCGAATCAGGGTGAAACGCACATCACTGATTCCGATAATGGCAAAATCATGGATATGGTTCTGTATGGAAAGAGCGAGCAGAAAAGTACCATGGGGAAGAATTTACTGAAATTATCCGAAGCCAATGCACAAGGAAATGCAAATGGTCTTTCAGCCACAATGAATGCGGATGGAAGTATATCTGTGACGGGTGCTTCAACATCTACTTGGTCAAATATTATAAAAATAAATAATGAATGCCATACTGATAATGCAACGTATACTTTTTCAGTTGACAAAAACTCAGGTATTGTAATTGGTTTAAAATTAGGGCGAACTAAATTGGACGATGCTAATTATCAAACACATAGAATTATGCAAAATCAATTAAGTTGCACATTTGAGACAGGTGCAAGTAATGAATACTGTAGTTTATTTTTAGAGGGATTGACAGTAGGAAAATCGTATAATTTCACGATTTATCCTATGCTCGAACTCGGCACCGAAGCCACCGCCTACGAACCCTACACGGGCGGTCAACCCTCTCCCTCACCAGACTATCCGCAAGAAATTAAGAGTGTAGTGAATCCGACCATAAAGTTATCAAATGGAGATGGAACGGAATCTCAGACCGTTACTCTCCCTTACGTCCTAAACGCAATCCCTGTAAATTCAGGTGGCAACGTCACAATCAACGGACAGCAGTATATTGCGGATTATGTAGATGTAGAACGGAGGAAGTTGGTAAAGATGGTTGATTCTTCTAAGTTAGATAATGCACAATCTATTATAGATAAAACCGAATGGTTATTAGCAGAGCCACAGGAAACCGACCTTGCCACAGGAGAAATCACCGCATTTAAAGCACTTGCAACATATTATCCGGCTACAAACATCAGTGTCAATTCGGAACAGCTTGGTGGATATACAGTATTCAACTATCCGATTTCAATGCAAAATGGTTGGAATTATGTAAAACAACAGATAGGCGATACGAGGGAGTACATATATGATATAGACGCACGTACTCAGGACACTGATTTACAGACGGCAGAAGCCTATGTTAACAGTGAATATGCAGTAGCATTAACAGAATTGGAGGTATAGAAGATGTTATATAGAACATTATTAAAACTTAAAGAAAGAAATGGACTGACGGACGATTTAAAAAACAAGATTGATGTGTTTTTTGCAGTTGGGAGAATCACAGAGGAACAGTACAATGAGTTAATGGACGTTGTGGTTGAAGAAGAACCAAAAGCGGAAACTAATTAATTAAAGAAATCTTTAATTAATTTATAAAAACAAAAGAAAAATAATTTTTAAGGAGGAATGGAGATGGTAGATATTATGTTACCGCTAATAACTTGTATTTTTGTAGTTTTTGACTTAGCTAGTGGCGGAGTAGCTGCCTGCGCTAACCACAAGTGGAAATCCTCAGAAATGAGGAAAGGATTGTATCATAAATTTGGCTCTATTATGCTTGTGGTGCTTGCGTATCTTATCGACTACGCCCAGAAATATGTAGACTTGGGCTTTCGGGTGCCTATTGCCGCAGGCGTGTGCGTATACATCGTTTTAATGGAGCTTGGCTCTATCGTGGAGAATATCGGTAAAATTAACCCAGATTTATTGCCGGACAAGGTTAGAGCAATTTTAGGACTGGACAAAATGAAATAAATTTACGTAATTTTTGCGTGTTGAGGTGATGCAGTGAACAGAAGTTTGATAAAAAAACTCTGGAAATTAGGCGATAAACAATTTATTGATTACGCCTTGTCGTGTGCCCGCTTAACCTTGCGGGAGCGCGAAACTGTACAGTACTTGCTTTTTGACGGATTAACGCAGGAGCAAGCCGCCGAGAAAATGGATATAAGCACGAGAGGATTACAGGGGCTGTGGAGTTGCGCCGTGGAAAAAATTTTGTTAGTTCCCGGCACGATCCCATACATAAACAGCCTTTAAAAAACTAAAGATGATTTAAAAATTGCGCAGAAATAAGCACACTGTCTTCGTGGTGGTGTGCTTATTTTTTTGCGATAATAAAACTATAAGGAGGGCGGAGAGATGTATCAATATTGGAATCCAAATCCCGCGGCGGCAAAAGTGGGGGACTGTACTGTGCGTGCTATCTCAAAGGCTATGGGTCAGACGTGGGAAGAAACATATATACAGCTTGCACTGTACGGCTTGATGCTGTCAGATATGCCCTCGGCTAATGCAGTATGGGGCGCATACCTCAAAGACAATGGATTTAGCCGTTATATAATCCCGGACGAATATATGACCTGTACCGTCTCAGAATTTGCAAACAACCACCCGGAAGGGGCTTATATTTTAGCACTGTCAGGGCACGTTATAGCGGTAATTGACGGCAATTACTACGATACGTGGGACAGTGGAGCAATGACACCTATCTACTATTGGAGGGAAGGAGGAAAATAAATGTTCGGTTATCCACAATATCCACAACAGTATCCACAGTACCCGCAATACCCACAACCGGATTATCTTGACCAACTAAACCGACTAAAACAACAACAGGTACCGCCCCAACAAATGCAGCAACAATCCAATCCCGATGAACGGATTTGGGTACAGGGGCAGGGCGCGGCGGAGGCGTATTTAGTAGCACCAAACTCTTTTGTCCGCCTATGGGACAGTCAGGCGCCAGTTTTTTACGAAAAAAGAGCAGACCAGACGGGCAGACCGTTTTTAGAGGTGTTTGAATACAAGCGCAAAGGCACAGATTCGCCCACAGCGGAGCTTTCGCAGTCTAGCCAACCAATTAACTATGAGGAACGCTTAAACGCCTTAGAAAGGCAAATGGAGACGTTAAGAAGGAGGGTATTGAATGAATCTCAATCCAATGCAGATGATACAGCAGTTTCAACAGTTCAAACAGCAGTTCCAAGGGGACCCGAAGCAGGAAGTGCAAAACCTGCTAAATAGCGGGCAAATGAGCCAGCAACAGTACAACCAGTTGCAAGGGATGGCAACACAGTTTCAAAACCTTTTAAAGGGTTTTAAATAAATAAAAAGGAGTGATTTCATGGGATTAACAACAGACGGAATGAGTCCGGCAGATTTGGCGGCAGTCACAGGCAACAATAACGGCGCATTTGGCGAGGGTAACGGTGCTTGGTGGATTATCATTCTTTTCCTCTTTATCTTCTGTGGATGGGGAAACGGAAATGGATGGAATAACGGCGGCGGGGGCGCGGTAGATAACTATGTATTGGCTTCTGACTTTGCAACCTTACAGCGCCAGATTGATAGCGGTATTTCCTCCCTTGAGCGCAAGGGTGATGCCATCAACAGCGGTATTTGTGACGGATTTTATGCAATGAACACCTCTCTACTCAACGGATTTGCAGGAACAAATAGTACAATCCAGCAGAACGGCTATGATACACGGAATGCAATCCAGCAGGGGCAGATTGCAGATATGCAAAGTTTCAACGCTTTGCAGGCACAGTTAGCACAGTGCTGTTGCGATAACAAACAGGCTATCGCAGGTGTTAACTACAATATGGCGATGAATACTAATGCGATCCAGCAGGAAGTTACAAACGGCTTCTGCCAGACAAACTTTAACAACGCAAACAACACAAGAGACATCATCGACAACCAGAATAATAACGCTAGAGCTATCCTTGATGCCCTCACAGCGCAGAGAATCGAAGCTAAGGACGCTAAGATTGCCGAGCAGAATCAGCAGTTATTTGCGGCGCAGTTAGCGGCTTCTCAGGCATCACAGAACGAAACCTTAAAGGCGTATATGCAGGGACAGTTTACTTACTACAACCCTAGACCGGTGCCGGCTTTTCCGGTTTCCGCACCATATCAGTACGGTAACTGTGGGTGCAATACCGGTTGCGGATGCTAAAATTTTATAATTAGCAACTTCCTGCGTTGACGGGATTGTTCGGCTTGTGCCGATGATGCTTATAGCGGCGGGGCAATCGTTCCGCCGTTTATTATTAAAAAAGGAGTGATAACGTGGCAGAATTTACTAATAGCAATATCGTAACCGTGGCAGCGGGGCAGAATTTACCGCTCACAGAGACAGCCGTAAAGTGCGGTAGCTGTATTACACACCGGGAGGGGGCAGGAATTGTGACCCTTAGAGGCCTTACAAATCAGTGCAGGGCGCGCTATAAGGTCAGCTTTGGGGCTAATATCTCCATACCCGCCGGTGGAACTGTGACACCTATTTCTATTGCCCTGGCAATCGCCGGAGAACCATTAAATAGTGCGACAGCAATCGTAACACCTGCGGCCGTAGGCGAATATTTTAATGTATTTACAGCGGCATTTATTGACGTTCCGCGCGGGTGCTGCATAACGATCGCAGTCGAAAATACATCTACGCAGGCAATTAATATAGCCAATAGCAATTTAATCGTCGAGAGAGTAGCGTAAAGGAGGGCAAAGAATGGAATCATTACACAAATTAAAAAAAATGATGTGCAGAGAGCTGGACGAGATTTCGAACAAAGGCGACATGAGCGCCGGGGATTTGGAGGCAGTCCACAAACTGACAGACACGATTAAAAACATCGACAAGATTATGTATCTGGAAGGCGACAGCGAATACAGCCGTGGCGGTGACTGGGACACGTCAGGAAGATACAGCCGCGGGCGTTATCCTGACATGGATTACGGTGATTATAGCAATGCCCGTAGAGGTCAGCACTATGTGAGAGGCCATTACTCTTACAACGATGCAAAAATGCAGGTAAAAGAGACCATTAAAGACATGATGCATGACAGTAATCTGTCTAGCACAGATCAGGCGGCTCTAGGCAGGGCGTTAGCAGAATTAGACCGATAAAAGGAAGGGGTGCCGCAATGATTAATATGAGCGAAATTAATGCCGAAATTGCGGCATTAGAGGCAGGAAAAACAACCTACGCCACTTGCGAACGGCTTTCGATTTTATACAATGTACGCAATAATTTGGAGCCAGATAAAGCACCAAACCAATCAACACCAAAAACAGCATATTATTCTTACGCATCCGAGCCGGAATCTGAATTTAAGGAGGTAGCCCGGAAAGCAGACTTTGAGCATTTGCTGTATGTACTTGACGAACACATGAAAGCCATAGAAGCAATGTATCCGCGAGAATATCGTTCGGTTTTGCGAAAAATAAAAGAGGGCGCTTGAAACGTCCTCTTTCTTTCTGTATAATGTAACTGTATCTCCTTTATTTTTAATATTTTGTTATGCAGTAACTGGTTTTAACCCGGTGGTTACGGCTAGTTACTGCATAACAAAAACTAAAAAAATATAATATCCTCCACAAATTCGTTGGGGGATATTTTTATTTCTTTTACAATGCTTTTCCAAAACACCTGCTTGCCTTGTTCGTCTAACTGCATATACATACATTTCCAACCGTCAGGAAATTTACTTTGTATTTTTTTCTTAGTTTCTAGTTCTTCCGTTGCGGCGGTCTGGGATAGTTCTTTTAATTCCTTTGATATAGCCTCGTATCTTTCGTCGTAGTATTCTTCTGTTATCCTGCCTTTTTCAAACATCTTATTAATTCTTCCCAACTCACTGGATAATTTTTTCTTTCTCTTTCCTATATCGTTTCCGGCCGCCTTCACACGACCTTCTGCCCTTAATACGTCTGACTGTATTTTTTCTTCGATGTGATTAAGCATATATGTTTCTAATTTTGGTTCAGATCGCGTGTATGTTTTGTGTTTTTTCGCAGCAGATCGAGGGCAACGGTATACTTTATACCTCTTTTCTTTCTTAACCATCGTGCACCCGGAAAATTTGTAACCACAAATCGGACAACGTATCAGTCCGGAGAAAATATAAATACGCCTCTTGCAATCTACCCAACTTTTTTGACTGGAGACCTCTTTAATTCTTTGCGCCTGCTCCTCTGTTATGTATGGCTCGCAGTAGTTCTTTACACCGTACATTTCCCCATGGTACGCCGGACTGGACATAATTTTGACTATCCTATTTCTAGTCCTTATAAAATCAGGGTATTTGCTCAAAATATAATCGGCGGTGCCCCATTTGGAAAACGTCTGGAAATAATGCTCAAACATATCCTCAATTATTTCTCGCATATTCTCGTCTTTTACAATCTTTTTCCCTTCTACGCGATAACCTACCGGCACTTTTCCACCTATATACTCTTTGTTCTGGCGTTTAAACTCCATAACAGACCGTATTTTTTCGCTATCCCTGTCAGCCTCTGCCTGCGCTACAGATAACATGATGTTAACTTTAAAAATTCCCTGACTTGTTTCTGTCTCGTAATCCTCCCAGATAGCCCGCCAAGGCACTTTACACGCATCAAGGACACTTTGTACCTCGTAGTACCCCGCAACGGCTCTAAACCACCTGTCAAGGCGTGTAAAGAGTATTATATCAATTTCATGTTTCCTGCAATCCTCAAGCAACTGTAAGAGGGCGGGGCGTTTTGTGTATTTTTTACGTGCAGATATGCCGGCATCGTTATAAATGCCAGCAACCGTATAACCTTGTTTCTCACAATATTTTTCAAGCGCATCTATCTGCGAATCAACGGACAATCCACTGTTCTTCTGCTCTTGCGTGCTTACTCGCACGTACAAAGCGGCTCTTTTCATTTATTTCCCTTCCTGCCTTCGTACCTCCGGGGCGGGTGTTGCTAATTTTCACTAGCTTTCTCCTGTGCAACCTTTTCTCTGTACTGATTGCGATCATCTATATATTTTTGCAAATCTCTGCTTTTCCCACGCTTAATATCTGCTATGCACAGCTGTATCTTTTTTTCTCCTTTTCTGCAATAATCGGAGCAATACAAATGGGATGCTAATTTCATCCCGGATAATACGACCGGGGTAAAAGGGCGCTTGCAGTACTGACAAACATATAATTGATTTGCCCTCATTTCTGCCTTTTTTCTCTTTTTTTGCTCAATATTCTCCTTTCTTCGCTTATTGTAACTGTCTAATCCTATTAACCTACATTTTACACTGCAATATTTTTGCAAGCCCCCCTCAACAACATACTCTTTTCCACAAACAATACACCTGTCCGTGCTTCCGAGGGGGCGTTCTGCCCCATAGTATTTATTAGCTTGCTTTCTTCTATCGTCTATTTTCCTCTGACAGTCAGGGTACCTAAAAGATTTAGGTCCGCCTATAAATGAGCGGCCACAATCTTCACAAATTTTTTCTTGCTTTGTGCGCTCTGCCCTCAATTTTTTGGAGCAATCATCGCAAAAGTATTTATCTGCCAGTCCCCAGAACGGTTTTCCGCAATTCTGGCATATTTTTTCGTGAGTCCTTCTTGGCATTAGTACTTCCTCCTAAAAGATATATAAAACTTCTGCATCCTCCATGATGATGTCACCATCGTTGATGTCATATTCTACGCGATCGGAACCGAGAACAACAAATTTTTCCTCCGGAAGGCAGCAAGGATATTCTTTTTTAAATCTTTCAATGGCCTTCTCGATAATCTCAAGATTTTCCTCATCACTGTCCATGTCGTCAAAAAGTATGGCTCTTGCGGACGTTCCGTCCATCTCCTCTGGCTCTGTCTGATATGATGATAAATCGTTCTCAACGTCCCAGTAAAAGGAGTTGCGTGCGATGTCACCGACTTTATAATCTTCATCGGCACAGGTTCTTCTAATTCCAAAACTATCATAGCTGCTATTTTTGATTGCTTCTAAAACTTTTTCGTACATTTTTCTTCCTCCTTTTTAGTAAACTACACACTCTTTAGCTACAACTGCTCTAAGATTTTTAAGCTGAGATACCCATACTTTCTTAGCTGGATTCCATTTTGCATCAAAAATGTATTTGATGTGTTTTTTTACTTCGAAAGTTTCTCCAGAGATTTCTCCATTCTCAAGATTGATTGTCAAGTCGCGACCGCTAAACATAACGTCAACTACTTCTGGCATTTCTTTAGCTAATACTTCTCTCTTAGCTTCTCTCCATGCATCTTTTAAACAAGAGCTAAAGCTCTTTCTAGGGTATCTTTTCTTTGTTTCCCATGCTTTTTTCATAATGCTTGATAAGTTGTATCTTTTAACTGATTTTTTCATTTCCTTGTATCTCCTCTCTTGATTTAATTCAATTATACACGATAGTGACTATTATGTCAAGAGAAAAATACACGAAAATGTATTATTTTTTATACTCTACGATATCGCACACCTGACAGTCCAATTTCTCACACAAATACATAATTGTATCTATATTCACGTTTCTGTCGTGCCGCAACTTATTGACCAGTGCCGGGGAAAGATTAAAAGTTTCCTTATCTAATAAGTTAGAACGCTTTAATCCCCTGCGCTTCAACGTATCCCATAAATTATTATATGAAATACTTCCGTTATATATGTTGCTTCTTTTTCTTGCTCGTGTTTCCATCGAAAAGCCTCCTTTTATTATTGTAAATATATAGTACATTATTTTGAAAGAAATATCAAGAAAAAAATAATATATTTTTGTGTATTTTTTCTTGACATAATAGACATTATCGTGTATAATATGAGTAAATCAAGAGAGGAGATACAAAGAAATGAAAAAATATAATTTATCAAAAATCATGAAAAGAGCGTGGGAGTTAGTTAAGACAGCAGGTCTTTGCATCTCCGAAGGATTAAAAAAAGCATGGAAGGAAGCAAAGCATATGGGAGAAATCACAAAAGGTTCCGTAAAACAGATTGCATGGGCGAAAGACATTAAAGAAGGCATGATCAAAGCGTTGAATATCAGTTTAAAAAACGAAAAAGAAAGTGGAAGTAATTATTTTGTTTCAATTAGAGAAAAAAATTTAATCGACATCGAAAAAATAAGTGATGCTAAGTGGTTTATTAATCTTTTTATAACTGCTAAAGAAATTTATAAGGCTGAAATTTGCTTCGGAAACTATATGACAAAAGAAGAATTAGCCGATGATTATGCTAGTCTTGTAAGCTCTAAATTGATGGAAACTTTTTAATAAGGAGGAGAAAAAAATGATGAAAGAAGCAGAAAGAGCAAAAAAAGAAATGTTGGATTTTTTGAAGAAAAATGAATCTACAGGAACTGCAAAAGAGGACTTTTGTGAACTCAAAGAGAAAACAGAACAAGCTTTCTTTGTATCACTCGCGCTGGATTTGCGAGAAAGACGGGCTAAACTTTGGATGAAAGGAAAACATGATGAAGTAGATTCATGGGCACTGTCAAAAATTCACGAAGCGTTAGTTTCTGACAGAAAAACCGAAGTAAGAAAGATAACGGACATGGTAGAAAAAAACACTCACGCTGCCCTGCGAAAACAATTTCCTGATTTGTATGATTTCCTGTACGCTTGCAACGACGAGGAAACAGAAAACAAACAAAGAGTGCATGAATTACACAAACTAGGATACACGGCAGAAAAATTGTGGGAAATGCCGCATGAGGATGTGGGAGAAGATTATTTAAAGATGCTATTAGACACAGAAAAAAGAGGCTGAAAACAGCCTCCTTTTCTATTGACTTAATAGTCAACAAAATAATTTCTACTCACACGCATATACAATATGCAGACATATATATTATAACAAGCGATTTCAAAAAAGTCAAGAAAAAGAAGGAAGAATTGATTCTTCCTTCTTGCTAGTCATCCTATTAGCAGACTAATTATTTTAAATTAATAGTTATCTTCTTGTCTGTCCAGAACGAAGCACTATATTCTAAAATCACTTTCTTTGCATCTTTTGGCACTTCGTAGTATGCCGTAAAGCTTACGTTCTTTCCTGGAGACAAATTAGTGTTAACAAAATCGCTGCCCCCTATATATTGCTGTTCGCAAGCTGAATTATCTGCATAGCAATCACAGTCAGATACAGATACATATTTGTCACCTTTTTCTGCAATATTTTCACAAGTAAAGTCTACAGCTACATATTCGCATCCATCTTTTGCAGTAAAGTACTCTCCGGCATCATATCCAAACTCGGCTTTTTTCGCAGTTACTTTTAAGCCGTCATTCTCAAAAGATTCGCCAACCTTTACGCTGTCTTTCTCTTTTGTTTCTTTCTTTTTGGCAGTTTCTTTCTTAGCCGCTGTTGTTGCGGTAGTACTCTTTGAAGAATCAGCGGAAGAACTATCATCATCACCACCACCCATTGCCATTCCTAAAACAGCCAGAACGATAATAACGATAATTACCCATTTCAACTTGCCGCCCTGTTTCTTCTGACAATGAGGACACACTTTAGCTTTTGCGTCGATTTCCTCTTTGCAGTGCTTGCAAACTTTAGTTTTTTCCTTGCTCATAGTTTTTTCTCCTTTTTTATTATTACCATATTGTAAATATTAGCAAAATGGTTTGTTGTAAATAATTATATAATAAATAAAATGATTTGTCATTATAAAACTGAATAAATTTGCATATTTTCTTTAATCAAAACATAAAAAATATTATAGCAAAGACTCTTGATAATCCAGAACGAATTTTCTATAATGACAATATAAAGTATCACTTACATTGAGAAAGGAGTAACAATGGGAGAAGAATACAGAGAGGAAATCATAGCATTGTTAGACAAAATAAAAGATGCAGGCGCATTAGCTTACCTGCATACTTTTATAAAACTTTTTGCGGAGAAGTGGGGATGACCTACTTCTCTGTTTTTCTCGAAAGCATTGATTCAATCATATCCATAACAATTTTCTTATCCCTTTCTTCCAAGAGAGAAAATTTTTCTAAGAATCTAAAATCATCTTTTGCCGCTTCGGGAGTTAATACCTTTTTCTTTGGCACATCAAAACCCATAAGCCACATAGGCTCAACACCTAATACTTTCGCCATCTTGCCGCTACTTATGTTAGACGGTTGATGTGAACCATTTACATACTGGCTGATTGATGACTTACTAACTTTAGATTTTTCTGCTAGTTCTTGCGGTTTTAATTTAGCGTCGGACAATGCTTCTCGTATTCTTTTTGCGGTAACTTCGTGTTTCACAAAATTTCTTCCTCCTTTCCACATATTAATGATAACATAACAAAGTTTAACTTTCAACAAAAAAGTTAAATGATTTTAAACTTTTTTGTTGACATTCTGGTTAAACGATGTTAAACTATAAATGTCTTCAAAAGAAGGGAGGGTTAAAAGATGCCATATAAATATAATAAATTAAGAGGGCGGATTGTTGAGAAGTTTGGCTCACAGGAAAAATTTGCGGAAACCTTGAAAAAAAGTAATGTTTCCGTATCTAGAAAAATGAATGGAAAAGTCGGTTTTTCTCAAAATGATATGGTTGAATGGGGAAACCTTCTTCACATTCCATTAGAAGAATATGGTGAATTTTTTTTCACTTAAAAGTTTAACGTTGTTTAACTTTCGAGAAAGGACGGTGACTAGATGGAAAATTTAATTCCTGTCAACTATGATGCGGAGCAGCCGACTGTTTCCGCAAGAGATTTGCATGGTGCCCTTGGCGTAAGCAAAAGATTTTCAGCGTGGTTTGAAGTAAATTCGCAAGGGTTTGCTGAAAACGAAGATTTCACCAGCGTACTTGTGAGTACGGAGGTTCAGAACAACGGCGGGGTACAGATTAGAGACTTACACGATTACAAGTTATCTGTAGATATGGCAAAACACATTTGTTTAATGTCCAGAACAGAAAAAGGGAAACTGATTCGTCAGTATTTCATCGACTTAGAAAAAGCATGGAACACGCCGGAACAAGTTTTTGCAAGAGCTTTGAGAATGGCTGACAAAACCATCGAATCTTTAAAAGCTAACAATGCAGTTTTGCTTGAAAACGTTGAGCGTATGCGACCAAAAGAAGTGTTTGCAGATGCCGTTTCAGGAAGTCAGACATCAATTTTAGTTGGCGAACTTGCGAAGCTGTTAAAACAGAATGACATCGAAATAGGACAACGAAGATTATTTTCGTGGATGCGTGAAAATGGTTTTCTTATCAAGCGAGGGTCAAGTAGAAATATGCCATCACAGAAAGGCATGGAACTTGGATTGTTTGAAATCAAGGAAGGCTCCTACATCAATGGAGTGGGTGAAAATATCATCACCAAGACAACTAAAGTCACAGGTAAGGGACAGCAATATTTTATTAATAAATTTTTGCAATGTCAGGAACTTACGAAAAGAGAGGGGTAAAAAATGAAGGTTATGTACAATTTACTGACCATCATGTCAGTAGCGTTGGTTATCTGGATCTCGTCCAGTTGGGTTGGTGTGGTAACACATACCGCCGGAAAAGATTATAGCAATTATAATTTTTTCGTGATGTTAGGGGGTGAATAAAAAAATGAATGAGCCTCCAAGAAAAGAGTATGTTATTAGATTACTCTACACCCTCTTAGGACGACAACAAGGTGTAGAGTATGACAAAGTGTTCTACACGGATAAAGACGATGTAGAACACGAGGTAAAAAAGGAAGAGCCCTACCATTAAGCTCTTGCCAAATAAAACATAACTAGATTTTACAAAAGACTTGGCAATTTGTCAAGATAGGAGGTAGACGTATGGCAATAATGAGAATAAATAAAACGACAGACTACACCGTTATGTCGAATTATCATTTTAGAGAAAAGGGTATGTCTTTAAAAGCAAAAGGCTTACTGAGTCTTATGCTTAGTTTGCCAGAAGACTGGGACTTTACAGTCAAAGGTCTGGCAAACCTAAATAAAGACGGCGTAGACGGCGTAAGAGCCGCATTAGAAGAGTTAAAAACATTCGGATACCTGAGAGTGACTCGTGAGAGAAACGAAAAAGGACAGGTAAGCGGTACAGTTTACGACATTTACGAAAAGCCAACACAGGAAAAACCTGTATTGGAAGAACCTAAAGAGGAAAAGCCTATATTGGAAAAACCAACACAGGAAAAACCCATACAGGAAAATCCAACGCAATTAAATACTAAAGGAATAAAATACTTAAATAATAAAATACTTAAGGAATCAAGTACTAAAGGAATAAAAGAGAGTGTGCGCACGAAGGAGCCAGAACAGTATTTCGAGGACGAAGAACTTAACTGCAAGTTTTTGGAATTCCTTGCCATGCGTAAAAAAATCAGAAAGCCAGTAAGGACAGACAGAGCTTTGAAAGCTTTACTCAAAAAATTACACGAGCTGTCCGGCGGAGATTTGGGAATGATGAAAAAAATCATAGACCAGTCATTGGACAAGGAGTGGTTAGGATTCTTTGAGCTGAAAACAGGTAACGACAGCACGAAGAACATTAACGACCGACTGTACGGAGATATACAGCACTGGGCAGCACAGAAAGAACAGGAGGGAGGCGGAATGTATGACGATTTCGGAGTTTTCTAAAATTGTAGCCGCATTAAAGACCGTTTACACGGCTCCGGGATTTGTTCCCAACGAACAGGCGTTAGACATGTGGTACCGCTTAGTAGGTAAGAACAACGACTATCAGACGATAAGCGTGGCGGCACAGATGTACATGACAACAGGCAAGTTTCCGCCGACACCGGCAGACATTTTGGAGTGCACCAGTAAGCTCAAGGCAGAAAGCAGCTACCTGAGCGAGCAGGAAGCGTGGGCAACAGTGGCAAAGGCGTGCAGTAATGGGATTTACGGCTACAGAGAGGAATTTGACAAACTGCCTCCTACGTTGCAAAAGGCAGTAGGAACGCCACAGACGCTCCATGATTGGGCGGTAGTAGATTCAGCGGACTTTCAGACGGTCATACAGTCAAACTTCCTCAGAAGCTACAGAGCGGCGTTAGAAGCACAAAAGGAGATAGACAAGTACCCACCGAAGCTCCGAGAGATGATAAGAGCGGCGGGGGCGATAGAGCGAAAAGAAACAGTGCCGGAACTACCCACACTGGGAGAAATAGTTGGGCGGTTAGAGCAGGATAATAAAAATTATCCCCCGGAACAATGTAGTGGAGCGTTGGGGGATTGGATAGCAGAAAAGAAGGAGAGATTGGGTTATGAATAACACAATGATTAGCGTAAACGGCTTTGCGAAAAGAGAGTATGAGGACGTCTTAGAGAAAAAAGGTGTGATTCCTGCAAGTGTTGTAATCACAGTCGAGGACAAGGCGATTGCAAGAGCTATTTTAGAGCTATTTAAAGACAAGGTACAAAAAACAGGCGTTTTGCGGATGAAAGAAATTGAAGCTTTTGCCCGCGGCTACAACGAATTGAGCAAAAGCATTGAAACGGCATGGGGAGAAGAAAGCGAGGAGAAATATGGCGGAGCGGTACGTTGACCCAGTCAGGGAATACCTAAAAAGACAGCACCTTGAGGCGGAATATGAGTGTAGAACAGCACACAAAGCAATCAAACGAGGCGCGGCGAGCTACAACGAATACGAGAGATATGAGGAGGAATTAGAGCAATGACACTATACGAGATTGACAGCACAATTATGGATTGTGTAGACGAGGAGACAGGAGAAATTATTGACCTCGAAAAACTTGAGGCTCTCAACATCGAGAGAGACAAAAAAGTGGAGGGAATCGCGCTGGCGGTAAAGAATTATGCCGCAGAAGCAAAGGCAATCAAAGAGGAGGAAGAAAAGCTTGCGAAACGCCGCAGAAGTTGCGAGAACGCCGCACAGAGGTGTAAAGACTATCTGTCCCATGCTCTTGACGGAGAAAAGCTCAAAACGGCAAGAGTAAGCGTATTCTACAAGAGCAACGAGTCTGTGACTATTGACGATTTAGGCAGTCTGTCAGAGGAATACATCAGGATTCCAGAGCCACAGGCGGACAAGACAGCGATTAAGAAGGCGATTAAAGCCGGGAAAGAGGTTGCAGGGGCACATCTTGAGACCTCAAAGAGTGTGATCGTGAGGTAAGAAAAATGGGAGATGTTTACACAAAGTTACAAAAAATTCAAGCAGAATTAAAGGTGCCCAAGAGTAAATACAGTGATTATGGCGGCTATAGTTACAGGAGCTTAGAGGACATCTACGAGGCAGTAAAGCCTTTATTGGATAGGGAAGGCTTAATATTAGCCGTAAACGACGAAGTTATTATGCTGGGCAACCGATTTTACATAAAGGCGACAGCAATTTTAAAAGACATAGAAAGTGAGGGCAGTTTTTGCACTACAGCATACGCCAGAGAAGAAGAAAGCAAAAAAAAGATGGATGCAGCACAAGTTACCGGCTCAGCATCGAGCTATGCGAGGAAATACGCATTAAACAGCTTGTTTCTTCTGGACGATTCGAAAGATGCGGATACAGACGAATATAAACGCAACGAGGTTATCACAGAGAAAGAAGCAAAGCGGCTCTATGATCTGATGCAAAAAAAAGGAATGACGGAAGCCAAGATCAAGGAATGGGCAAGTCAAAGAGGTTTAAAATCATTGTATCAGACGACACAACAACAATATGCCGAAGCCATGAAAGAATTAGGACTGGAATAGCATGGATTTAACTGGAAAAATAAAAAACTTAGCAGTGGATTATTTTAGCAAAAAGATAACAGTTACTCTGGAAATCAACGAGGCGGAGCGGTTTATAAAGGGTGTGGACGAACTGAAAAAGCTGGAAAAGCTGTCCATAATAATTAAACCGTTCCGTAAGAAAAGAAGTTTGTCGGCAAACGCCTATTTCCACGTCCTAGTCACCAAAATAGCGGAGAAAGTCGGCACGAGCAAGGCAGAAGCTAAAAATTTGATGATAGGCAGATACGGACAGCCGGAGCTGATAGACGGAGACGTGGCGGTTCTAAAAACCAACGTCCCGACCAGCATCATGTACAAAAAAGAGGACGTTCACACGGTTGCGATAGGACGGCGACTAGAAAAAGGCAAAGAGGTAGTGTTTTACAGGCTCATGCGAGGTTCACATACCTACGACAGCCGGGAAATGAGCGAATTAATCAAAGGCACGATACAGGAAGCGGAAGACTTAGGAATCGAAACGCTAACACCAAGAGAATTGGAACAAATACTAGGAAAATGGAACCCAAGAAAGGAAGAAGAGAAATGAAAAAATTTGAATTAACAACAGAGTCTATTACAAACGAAGCTGGGAAAAAATTATTTAGAATTAAGGCATTAATTGATTTTGGAGACGTGAAAGCCGGAGAGCTTGGCGGATACGTAGAGAAAGAGGGAAATGTATCGCAAGACGACAATGCATGGGTTTCCGGCGATGCAGAGGTTTTCGGAAACGCAAAGGTGTTCGGCAATGCAAGGGTGTCTGGCCATGCATTGGTGTTCGGCCATGCAAGGGTGTCTGGCGATGCGTTGATTTCCGACAATGCATGGGTGTCCGACAATGCATGGGTGTCCGACAATGCATTGGTATTCGGCCGTGCATTGGTATTCGGCGATGCAAAGGTGTCTGGCCTTGCATTGGTGTTCGGCAATGCAAGGGTGTCTGGCGATGCGTTGATTTCCGGCAATGCAAGGGTGTCCGGCAATGCATTGGTATTCGGCGATGCAAAGGTGTCCGGCGATGCAAAGGTGTCCGGCGATGCAAAGGTGTCCGGCAATGCAT